TTTAAATGTTGTTATTTCAAATTCTACCTTAAAATTAATTATAAAAGCATTTTTAATATTAACAGCATCTGTTAGCATTCTATATTGTTCTAAATAAGTTGATAGATTTATTTTTGTAGCTGTATTTAATGTTGTTAAATTTCCACCCCCATCATATCCTAAAGTATATAAATTTAAGGCTAATGGGTTGGGGATTCGATTTGGTTCAGTTGTTAAAGGAGAAATTTGATCGTCTTGTGTTATGTATGCTTTGGCTACTCTACCTAATTGTGGGGGCATAGATAGAGTTCTAATTAAATAATCATTTTTTGTTACTGTTCTTTGTTGTGCTGAGAAATTAGCCATAGCATTCATTCTTATTTCTTCTATAGTGTCTCCTGCTCCTCCCCCCCTTGCAGGTTCTGGGTTTGTAAATGCTACTGTGCCTTTTATATAATTAAGGATTGATTTATTTAGATTTGGTTTATGGGATAAATTTAAACCACTAGTAGTTGTAAGAACATTTGCTTCAACATTAGAACTTAATCCCCCTCCTACTAAATAAGTTACTGTTAGTGTGGTATTAGAGGGTGATTCTCCATAAGCTTTTGTATATAAAAAATTTGTAGGATCGTAAGCTATGTCTAATTTACTTCTTCCATCTTTAATACCTAAACCTATATTATCAGGGTTAGGTATTATGTCTGAATCTGAATTGTCAGTTGAACCCGCCCCAAATTGGATTTCTAATTTGTTATCTTCTTTAAGTCTTGTTATAAATCTTTTAGGGACTTTTTTTAATTTTAAAAGATAAGGTGTTTGTTGGTTATAAGCGTGTAAATCAGGATCATTAGCTGCTGTGTTTGGTATTTCTTCAAATTTTGTATCTTGTGCTAAATAAGGGACTTCTGTCCATTCGTTTTCTTCTGAATCTGTTATTGATTCAATTGAAAGTATATCTGTATCGAATAATTCTAAAGTTTTAAATCTTTCAGCATTTCCTATCTCAAATGTTTGTATTCTTGTATCCCCAGAAATGGCTGTGGTTTTTTTATTTAAAAGATAATATTCTGGATTATTTGAACTATCATATTGATATACACTTACTTCCGTAGGATCAAAAGAAGAAGAAAAACCAAATCTTGTATCTTTTGTTGTATAAAAAGTAATACCACTTCCCCCAACTGTAGAATTTTGGTTTACATCTAATGTATAAGAATAATCAGGAAGATATTCTCCACCTATTAATTTAGAAGGTACTAATTGATATACATCTAAATTAACAGAGGCAGCTGTAGATGCTTTAGGTTTATATCCTAAGGCATATGATAAATTATATAAGTTGTCTTTTTCCTGAGCCGTTACTAACATAGCTTCTTTTAATTGAGTATCTGTGTAAAAGGATAAAACATCTCCAACGTAGGCTGCCATTTCTAAAAACATCATTCCTGGATTTCCCTCAGAAAAATCATTAAAGTTATCTGGAAAATATACTTTAGTAAAATTTATTAGATTATTTTTAAAAGAATTATAATCTTTATTTAAATAACTTACGTCTTTATCTTGTGATTTATTTGATACTTTTGTATAAGCCATATTTTTGTTTTTTAGTATCCTGTTGAATTAAAATTAAGTTGAATAGCATCTTCCTCACCATCTGAATTATAACTATATATTATTTTTATATATAATTTATGTTCATCTTCTAAAAAGGATACTTCTGTGTTTATTAAAGAAATTTGGGGTACATAAATTACAATTTGTTGATTGATTCTATCATTTAGTTCATCAATATTTGGGTTATTTTCAAAAAGTTTATTTTTTAATCCTACTCCAAACTTAGGATGATTAACTCTTTCCCCTGGTTCTGTTAATAACACATTAATTAGATTACTTTTTGCTTGTTCTTTAGTTGTAACTGTTCCTCTAAACATGTTAACTTCATCTAGAGGGAAAGCTACCCCAATTCTGACATTTTTATTAATATCTAAGGGGTTTATTCTTTTTATTCCTTGAACTATAGGCATTTATTATCTTCCTTTTTTCTTAGCTATTGCTTTCATTAGACCACTATAATCTCTTGTTACTGCGTCTGCTACTTCTTTAGGCATTTCTGGTGTTTCCATTATACTTGGTGCTGTTGCTGTTTGTGTATTAGTATCTCCTTGTGCTGTTTCATTTAATAGGTCGTTTAATGAATTATTAGATGTGTAATTTTGTTTTAGACTTTGTTTTAAAAGTGTACTGTCTGTGTGTGTGTTTCTTAAAGGATTTTTCGTTATTTCTGGTATTGAATTATTTGGTACTTCAACCATTCTTTCTTTATGTTCTGTAATTGTTGGTTTAAGTTCATCACGTAAATCTTCTTTAAGTGTTTTGATTTCTCTACGTAACGCATAATCTATTTCTTCTCTAACTACTTTTCTAATTAGGTTTTCAAAAGTTTTTGCTTTCATTGTTAATTTTGTTTATTAATAAATATAAAATAATTTAAAGTATTGATACAGTTTTTACTTCATAACTTGTTCTAAAGTCAAATTTAGTATCAATTAGTCTTTCTATAATTTTTGTTTTTCCTTCTTCTTTAAGATCTTCTAAAAGATCATTATATAAAGTAGTCATAGTATCTACAATTCCTGATAAATCAGCATCTAATAATGTATTTTCATTTATATTTCCTTCAGAGTCTATTGGGGTTTGATCTGGAATAGTACATTTTTTTACATATTTTAAATATAAATATTCTAAAAATGCTTTCATTTTTTTTATAAATGCTAATAATCCTGATAAAATTAATATAATAGCTGCTATTGCTGCTATTACTAATAATGCTGCAGCTATGTATAAAGGTAGGGCTTTAACTATTGATTTAGCTAAATTAAGAAATTCTTTTATTTTTTGTTTAGCTTTATCTATTTTATCAGATAGAAATTTTATTATTCGTCCTGTAGTATATCTAGCTGGAAGACTTAATATTATTTCTGCTATTATTATAGCTATTATTAATATAGGTATAATAACTTCTTTTAAAAAATCTATTATTTTTTGGATTTTTGGTAAAATAATATCCTTAATTTTATTTATTTTTGCTAATAAACCACTTACTGATTTTTTTCCCTTTTCTGCTATTTGTTCTAATCTATCTAAGTTATTATGAAGTTTATTATAAATTTGTGACATTTTCTTTTGAGCAGAAACACTACACGCATTTGATATTAATTGCCTTTTTATTTTTTCTTTTGTAGGAATTTTTTCTTTAATTTTTCCTACATTTTTGTCTTGTTCTTTTTTTACTTTAGATTTAATAGAATACATTTCTCTATCTATTCTATTTAAAAGATTTTGTATTTGTTTTGTAGCCATTTTATTATGCTATTTTTGTTTTTTTACTTTTAAAATATTGTGTATTAGCTCTTAAATTTTTTATTTGTAATTTTCTTAAGGATAACATCCCAAAATTTGCTGGGTTAGGTGATGTTGGTAATCCTGGATAAGTAGTCATAAATGATACTTTCATTGTTAAATCATCTATTAATCCTTCAATCATTTCTAATAATTCATCTACCCATACATCCCCTAAATAATCTCCTAATACTGCTGGTTCTGTGGGTAGGTCTCCTTTATAATCTAATCCTAAATAGATATTAGGAGAATTTACTATAAATTTACTTGCTTCTTCTCCCTCTTTTTCATCACTAGTGTCAAAATGAATACTACCATTAGTACTAAAACCTATAGCTTTATTTGAAAATAATAAAATAGAATCATCTTTAGCATTAAATAATAATCTATCTGAGTTTATTATTACTTGATTTCCTTGAAATAAATTAGGGGCTGTTGGTTTATATGCCATTATTTTTTATATTGATAATAAATATTCTATTACTTCTTCTTTAAGACAATCTGAGTATTGTTTATCACAATCATTTCCTATATATTTTGTACGAGCAGACTTGGTTACTTTTTTATCTTTATGGTAGTCTCTTGATTTACCTCTATTACATCCCTCCCATTTATAACTTCCCCCACTTGCTGGTGGAAATTCATCATTTATTATATTACATCTATTTCTACAAGGACTTATTGATTCTGATTCTCCTACACAATAGGCTCTTAACATCATTTCAGCATCCCACTTTAATCTTTTCCCCCATACACTATAATGACCTTTAGCTGAATTTAACCACATCATTGCTTGAGCATATTCTCTTGCCGTTGACCATTTACGACCTAAATCATCTGATAGATCTATTCCTTTTTTAATATTATCATAATGGTGTTCTATAATACCATAACCTTGAGCTGCTTTACCCTCAGGAGATGATAT